CCTAATTCAATCAGGACACCGGGAGATTTGAATGTAGGTGGAAATCTTTATATTGCTGGATCTGGATTTGAATTGACGACATCGACTTTATCAGTTTCATCTCCAATTATATATATTAATAATTCATTATCAGGTGCTGGTAATGTTTTTGATATTGGTTTAGTTGGTCATTTTAAAACTAATATATATCAACATACTGGTCTTGTTAGATCAGCACAAAATAATTACTGGACTTTATTTAGTGGTTTAACAACAGAACCATTAAGTGGTCCAAATTTACATTATTCAGATCCTACATTTACAATAGATACATTAAGGGCAAATATCTTAGGTAATCTTTCCGGTAATAACATATCAGCTAATACTGCATCCTTTGCAAACAGTACAGCAACAATTGATGCATCTGGAAATTTACACGCTAACTCTGCATCATTTACAAATATATATAATCCATTCAATCAGAGTTTGAATACTAATGATGATGTTCAATTCCCACACGTTACTGTTGATTTGGGTATGAATGTAACAAATGGTGGTATAAATTCAGGAAACATTCATATTGGGTTTGCTGGTCAAAATCCCGTAACTGTACTTGATGCTGATGGCACATCCAGTTTTGCTTCTGGTGCAGTAACAATTGATGCAACTGGTAATCTTAATTCTTCTGCTTCTGCAAAATTCCAATCAGTTTCAGCTATTTCATTATCTGGTGTATTTTTTGGTGATGGTAGTCATTTAATAGGAGCATCACTTCCCGGTCAATCAACAATCAATACAATAGTTACATCGACGAGTGCAAATTGGGATAATGTTTATTCAACAGTCAATTCTAATTCAGCTACAACTTGGAATTATCAAGGTACTGATTTAAAAGCATTATCGGGCAATTGGCAGTCAGGATATAGTACATTAAGTTCTTTATCAGGCAACTTACAGTCTGGCTATAGCACATTAAGTTCATTGTCTGGCAACTTACAATCAGGCTACAGTACATTAAGTTCGTTGTCGGGAAATTTTAAATCAGGCTATAGCACATTAAGTTCACTAAGTGGCAATTGGCAAAGTTCATATGCAACAGTTAGTTCATTGAGTAGTAATTGGAATTCATTGGCAACAATTTATCTACAATTTTCAGCTAATGCGCTATCTGCAAATTACATTTATGGTTCGATGAACGAAACCGTATTTACTGATGGTTCTAGTTTAATTGGAAATGGAAATGATACATTAACTTTAAATTATTTGAGTGGTGTTTATATTAATTCATTATTGAACTACAAGGGATATACTGGTGATAATTGGAATAATACATATACAATTTTCAGCGGTCAATCAGCAAATAACATTTCTGTTTATTCAACAGTTAGTTCCAATTCAGCTACAACTTGGAACTACCAAGGAACAGATTTAAAAGCACTTTCGGCTAATTGGGATAATACATATTTAAATGTTTCCGCAAATTCTGCAACATGGACAGCTGGTGGTAATTCAGTAGCACTACAAGGTTTATCTGCTAACTGGCAATCTGTTTATACTACAGTCACATCTTATAGTGGCAATTGGCAGTCAGGCTATAATACATTAAGTTCACTAAGTGGAAACTGGCAGTCATCATATGGAACAGTTTCATCTCTTAGTGGAAATTGGCAGAACGTATATTCACAATACACTAAGATGTCTGCTGCTAGTACTTTATCAGCAACTTATATTTATGGTAATGGAATTGAAACCGTATTTACTGATGGTTCTAGTCTAAGTGGTAATGGTAATGGTTCATTGACGATGAATTATGCAAGCGGCGTTTATGTTAATACAAATTTATATTTGAGTTCTGCTAAATTACCAAGTAAAATATATCTTTATGATCCGTCTGGGGTTAGATGGCAATTATCAGTCACCACAACAGGAACATTATCAACAGTTAAAGCTTAATTGATATGAATGCAACACTTAAAATACAAGGAGCACTTAAATTACAAGGATATATAAAATTTTCCTTTAGTGAAGTTAGTAATTGGATTAGTACATTAAATCGTTATGGTTTACCTTTGCCTAGTGATACAGTTATTAATGCATTGTATAATTTAGTAAAAAATTTATATGCTACTAATTTAAGAAGTAAAATTTTAAGACTTAATTTATTTTGCGGTGGTGATTATCGTGGTTCTTTTTTTCCTGTTATAAAAGATATAGGTGGTGTTTGGGATTACAATGGAATTTATGGTAGCACTCCTAGTGCGTTAGCATCTGGACCATTTCAAGCTGAAAATTGGGACATAATAAATGGATTCAATGCTATGGGTAATAACATATATCAATCTGGTGGTTCTGTTACTGGAAATACAAATACTAATACTTTAAAAATTATAGACACAACAGTATCTGAGAGTGATCCTATATTATCAAACTATAGTATGCACTTGGCATGTCTTATTTCGGGTGTTAATAACTCTTCAAATATTACAACAAATTGTTCAGATATGGGTGGTACTAATTATCTATCATTACAATGTGCTCTTGCTGGAAATTCTCCAAATAACAACGTTATTAGATATAATTGTTATAGTCAAGCTGCGGGTTCGGGTGATATAGCTGGTGGTTATGTTAATTTAACAAATTATAGTCCAACAGGTTTTTATGTTGGTAGTAGATACAATTCAAATCTTATAACTATATATAAAAATGGTGGTACTAGTGCCATACCATTAAAGGCTAATGGTGTTAATCCAAATAATTCAGCAGCTTCCAGTGGTCCTTATAGCGGTAATTCCACATCAATAACTGTTTTCTGTAAACCTTTGGCAAACGTTACTAATGCACCAGCTGGTGCATCAAGTAAAAATTTACAGAACGTCACAGATAGAACAATGAGTATGTATTCAATTGGTCTTGGGTTATCTGATGTGGAAGTAGCAACATATAATACTCTTATTGCTAATTTTAATACAGCTATTGGTAGAACGAATTTCTAGTAATGACTTTGTAAGTATATTGTAATGGATAACGTATTACCAAATCAATTTCATGGCTCAACTACCTTTAATTCAAAGGTAAAAACATATGATCATCTTGCACAAAGAGTTCGTAGAACTTTAGGTGAACCATTGATTCAAATTGAAATTAGCAGTGAGCAAATTTATGAGTTCATTGATATAGCTATAGAATACTTTACTAAGTTTGCTGGTGAAACAGAGGAGTATCTAATTTTCAGATCCGATCTTTATATCAAAAAAGTTGGATTACCTGTTGGTAGATTGATGAATATAACACCAGATATGTATAATTCATATAATCCAACATCAACAGAATTATCTGGTGTCAGCGCAGCTTATGATCCAGACTTAGGTGATTATCGTAGAGTTATAGATGTGTTCTCTTTTGATCAAGGTAATAATTCCGGAGTTAATACATTGTTTACAATTGAAAATACTATAGCACAACAGGCATATTTTGGTCACTTACTTGGTAATGTAGGTTATGATTTAATTACATGGCAAGCATTAAAGACATGGTTGGATACAAGAGAAAAATTACTCGGATTAACACCATATTTGCGCTTTGATCCATACACACAGATGTTAAAAATCATCCCAGAACCAACACAATCAAATATTTATTATGGAATAATAGGATGTAAGATGCAAAGACCAATTAAATTTTTAGTTGATCAACTTTGGGTATATCGTTATGTTCTTGCAATGACTAAAATTGCAGTTGGTCATATAAGAAACAAATACCAAGGTACAAGTTTATTTGGTGGTCAGACTGTAAACGGTGCTGATCTATTAAGACAAGGTGAAAAGGAAAAAGATGAACTTGAAAAAGAAATTACAACTGATCAAATTGACCGTGCACCAATTCATTTCTTTGTTGGCTAATGAATAAACTAGGTAAAAAGAATAGAAATTTCGTACAAGGTATCTATAAACCAAAAAATCCAAAAAAATACATTGGTGCGGTCCCTGTTTATAGATCGATGATGGAATTAAAAGCATTTAGGTATTTGGATAATAACCCAAATGTTTTAAGTTGGAGTTCAGAATCAGTAGTAGTACCTTATGTGTCACCTGCTGATGGTAATATACATAGATATTTCGTAGATCTTGTTGCAAAACTCCAATCTAAAGATGGCACAATTAAAAAATTGCTTATAGAAGTTAAACCAGAAAGACAAACCAAACCACCAGTTGAGTCTGCTAAGAAAAAACAAAAAACACTAATATACGAAAAATATCATTGGGCTATCAACCAAGCAAAATGGGATGCTGCTAGAAAATGGTGTGAGAAAAAAGGTTACACGTTCATTATTTTAAATGAAAACCATTTAAATTGAATAAATAAGGAGTAAGTAATAATATAATATGGCTAATACTTATAATCTTTTGGTTGAAACACCATCATACGAACTCAAATATTTGGTTGAAGAGAAAAATAGAAACGCTCCTTCCAGCGTATATTTTAATGGTCCATTTTTAATGGCTAATAAACCAAATAGAAACAATAGAGTATATCCATTGGATCAGATGATTGAGGAAGTTAATCGTTACACAAGTGAAATGATTAAAAACAACCGTGCAACTGGTGAATTAAATCACCCAACAACACCAGAAGTTAATTTAGAAAGAGCATGTCATATGGTTACTGATTTAAGACAAGAGGGTGATATGTTCATTGGTAAATCAAAAGTATTATCAACACCAATGGGACAAGTTGTTCGTTCATTAATGCTTGATGGCGTTAAGCTCGGCGTTTCCTCTCGCGCCCTTGGAAGAATCGAAGAAGAAAAAGGTTATAATAAAGTTAAAGATTTTCGTTTAGTTGCAGTTGATGTTGTTGCTGATCCATCAGTACCAACAGCATTTGTAAATGGCATCCTTGAATCTAAGCAATGGGTACTTGCAGATGATGGAAAATTTGAACCATTTTACGAAAAACTTGAATCACAAATTGCAACACTTCCAAGAAATAAAAAAGATCAATATTTGAAGGAGTGTATCATTCAATTTATCAATTCATTAAAATCCTTGTAATTGTATACATTGTAGAATAAGTACTAATATGGAAATTCGTTCACTCATTTCAAAATTCTTAACAAATCTTGTTGAGAAGAATTATGCTCAAGCAAATGAGCAATTAAAAAGCATCGTAGAAAGTAAAACAAAAGATCGTATCAAAAACGTAATGGAAATTCTTGAGGGTAAATCAAGAAAGCAACCATTAGATAAATTTAGCGGTCCTCGTAAACCAAAGCATAAGTCAGCAAAAGCACAAAAAGTAAAGTGCACAGGAAAAGCAA